GTCATAGTAGTAATTTTAAAAATACCCCCACCGATATAACCAACACCCTTTATTTTGTTAATTAATAATTGTGGCAGGGGTAATGATTTAATTATTTTGAATGTATGCAGTTGCTAAGATAGCTAAAACCATTATTACTACTGCCTCAAAGTTGTATTGTTTTTGTTTATCTTTCATAATAAATTGTGCGTTGGTCAGTCGCACCCCTGATTGGGTTAGTTATTTTTTTGAGTTTTCAATAAAGTACCAAAGTAATCTAGCATTAAATATTTCATAAAATGCTTCTTCATTTTCAAAACAATTAGTATGAACATAAACACCTTTGTTGCATTCTAATTCACTGTAATTTTCAAATTTAGCAAAATAGCCATATTGATTAGGCTCTAAAGTAAATTCTGAAAATAATTTTTGAAATTCATTAGCCTTATGCCCAACGAATCCTAGATAAATGTAAAGTTCTTTTTTCATAGTGTTTGTTTGTTTGATAAATCAAATATAGTACAACTTATGTACACAATCCAAACATTTTTTAAACTTTGTGATGAACGGTAAATATCAATGATGAACGGTAATTATGCAAAAGAATACCTGCCGTTACCCCTTTTTATGCTGAAATTATTCCACGCTAAAGCCAATGCCATAACGCAGTCATCGTGAAATCCTGATGGTGCAGAGTATTTAACCCCATTGGCAGTGAACTGATATTCAAATACTTGTAATTCATTTGTGATTGCTCCTTCAGGGAATCCTATTCTACCCTGTTGGATTGCAGTAGCAAGACCTTCCATTAGCTGCTGCTTACTAGAACTTGTGAACTTTAACCCCTCAATAGCTATCCCTTCTCTTTGCAGGTCTTCTAGGATAGGGTCACCTACACCTGTACTATCTACCAATATAGGGCATCTAGGCAGTCTTTTTATATTTTCCTTAGTATTATGCCAATCCATTTGATACCTGTCAAAATAAGCCACATTGCCATTATTATCAAGTCCTATGATTACGGTATGGTCAACTGATTTTGCAAGGTCAATCCCAAATGCAACTATAGGTTGGTTGCTCATTGGCTTAGTACAATCCACTATAAATTTGTTACCAAATGGGTTCGCACTATTCTCACTAGGATTAGCCATGTATTCCTGTTCAAATACTACATTGGGTAATTGCATCCTAGCTTCATCTATTTCCTGTGGGTCTATGAATGGATTATCATAGCTAGTAAATTTGAATGATGCCCAATCATTCTCACCTGCCTTCATAAATAAACTATAGAAATAATTTTTGCCTCTAGGTGTTGACAGGAATATAGCCTTTCCTTTATAATCGGTTAAGGTAGGTCTAATACTATTTTGCCATCCTGCTTCTAAGTCAGGGATAAATGATGCCTCATCTATAATAACCAAATGGAACTTTCTACCCCTTAGGTTATCTAGTCTTTCACCTGTAAAGAATTCGACCTGCCCACCATTAGGAAAGTCTATTTTAATGTCAGACTTGTTTTTAGGCAATTCTAGGCTCTCTGTTAACTTACTAAAGAAAACCTTTGCCAATCCATAAGTAGGTGTTATATAAGCCACTGAATAGCCTTTAACGGCATAAGTAACTGAAAGTATCTGCGATAGTTCTGACTTACCAAATCTACGACCACACATCACAACCCTGAAACGCTTATCACATTCTAGGATTTTCTGTTGGTTTGCGTGTGGGTTAGGTAGAAATATCTGCATTAAAATAAACTTTGTTGCATTTGATGTTTGTTTAATCTATATACTGCCTTTTCGTAATATTCTTTATCTAGTTCACAAGCGGTTAAATCATATCCGTAATCGTGACAGGCTATTGCTATTGACCCTGAACCTAAGTGGGTATCAAGTATTTTATTGCCTTGCTTTGCATATTTATCTAATATCCATTTATAAAGTGCAACAGGTTTTTGTGTAGGATGTATTCTAATTTCTTTATTTTTCATATTCTCTTGTAACATTCCCTGCCATTTAAACTTAAATTTTCTTACCGAAGTTTTAAATGAAGCCCAAGCTAACTCACAATCTGCAAAATCAGTTTCACCATTATCTTTATCCCATACTATCCAACAAGATGAATCATAAGGTATTTTGCTAATAAAATGATTTGCACCCCATATAATCTGATTTTTAGATATTCTTTTTAATTCATTAAAGTATTTAATATCAGGGGAACTAATATCATTACCTGCAAATGATTTATAATTTTTAGATACTGCAAATTTTCCTCTACTATGATTTCTAGACCCATCTTCTCCTATTCCATATGGGGGGTCAACTATTGCTAAGTCAAAATACTTATCAGGATAACGAGCCATTAATTCCATATTATCCTCATTAGTTATTGTTATCATAATATAAAGATACTATAAAATGGTTTTACCATCTACAAAGATAACTTCAATTTTGTTATCTGATTTAATATCCATTTGTTCCTTAGGTTTGCCATATACTCTGGTCAATAAAGTATCTAATGAATATAGGCTGCCATTACTCATGGATTTTAAAATAGCTTTAGCAATCGTTTTTTCAAGTACGGTTGCTTTGTCATTTGTGCTAACTGATTTTAGTTCTTCTTCATCCATAGACATCAAAGCCTGAATACTATCATTAATTTCTGATAGCTTATATCCTTGCTCCTTTAATAGGCTGACATACTTTCTAGGTCTCCCATTGGGATTCCCTGATTCCCCTGCTTCAAATGGCTTTGCTCCTTGTGGTGTTACTCCTTTTTCAAATGGCATTTCTGTAATGTTTCTGTTTATTTATCTAATTTAGATTTAAAATGCTCACAAAGTTTATCCATTTTACCAATATAGTAAGTCATGAAATCTTTGTAGCCTTCATCATCCTGTTGATAGTTAATATATAAAATACCCCTTAATCTTTGTGATGGGGTTTTGTTTGCTTCTAGGTCTGTCTTAATACTATCAAGATTATCTAATTCATCCTGTTGAAATGATTCTTCTTTGATAGCTATATAACAGAACTTTTGATTCAGTTGGAAAACTTGTGCAGCATATGCAGGTGAAAGTTCCTGTGTACCAAATGTTACTTTGATAGTTTTGTCTTTCCTTGATGCTAACCCTACTATCTGTGCAGGTAGTATTATCATAGTTTTAGTTTTTATCTGCCTTGACCTCTGTATGTCTTAGGCTTTGGCGAATGCTTATTATAAGATTTCTTTGCCTGACCTCTTTTGCGTTTGCCAAATGATACTTTGGTTGAATCGTTTTTACCCTTTGCCATCTAATTTTTCTTTATGCTTATTTTTTAAATATTCCATATGTATTTTAGTATCCCCCATAACCGTATGACAATATCTGCATAGTGCCATCAGATTCTCTATTTTATCCGCTTCTTTATTTCCCCCCATTCCCCTAGCTTCTATATGGTGAATGTCTACTGCCTTTGCACCACATGATTCACAAGGTATAAAATCTTCTATTCCATAACCAAAGTAATCTAAATATATCTTAGTATGTTTCTTCATTAAACATTATGAAATTTAATGATACAAAGATAAAACCAAAATTTAAACTTTTGTGTAACTGATTATCCTCATCTACACTATAGCCTAATGATATACCCAAGTGTATTGTATTAGTTAATATACCTAATGACATTCTAAAGTTACCAAATTGAATAAACCATTCCATATTAAAATTTTACTCCTCTTGATTTTGGCAATGCATTAACTTTTAATATCACATCAGGATTATTATCTGTATGTATTTCTATTCCTAATGAAACTATCTTTTCAACCTTAGCTTTATTTGAACCTGTTGCATAAACTCTGTCTGCAGGTATACCTAAATCTTTTGCAGTACCTAGCATTGTTTCTTTGTTATCTCTAGCTGAAATGATATAAACTAAATTACCTGATGCAATATCTCTTTTAGCTTTTTCTTTCCCTGCATCTGTACTTAATACACCATCATAGTCATAGCTAACTTTTTTAGCTGCCATTTTACCACCTGCTAAAATTGCTGCCCATACTTCAGCAGCCTTATCATGTGTATCATAAATACAACTTCCTGTACCTATTCTGTATTTTCCGTTAGATGAACATTTATATATTGGCATCTTCTATTAAATTTTTATATATTTTACTAATATGTTCAATAAATTTATCATAGTTCATATCCATTTTTGAAACATTACAAGTTTTGCAACAGCTTAAAACATTACCATTTATATATCCTTTTGAACTATCAATTCTATCAATTCCATTATAATAAAAAATATATTCAAAATTTGGTTGTTTATAAACATATGTATTACTAAATTTATCACCACAATAATGGCATTTAGATTTAACTAATTCTAAAATTTCATTACCTGTTAAAGTACAACTTAACCCTCTTTTAATATATCTTTTATTCATTCTAGATTTTAATACATTAGCACAGGTTAATTCTATATCTTTATATTTAAACTCTTTAATGCTATTTTCTTTCAATTTGCACTTTTTGCATAACTTCCCCCTTCTTTTAACTTCTTCTAATCTTTGTATAGTTTCACAATTACACTTTTCACATAAGTATTTAACTTTTGACCTCAATCTACCATTTGTATCAAGTTCTGTAAAAACTATCATTTGCCTATCAATTTATTATAAATAGCAAATCTTTTATTATTTATAGTGTCTAAGTTGTAATGCTCATTACAGTATTCAAATAGCTTCTGCCCATACTCAATCCTAGCTGCTTCATCAAAGGTTAATAGCTTAATCCAATAATACCAATCTTTCTGGTTATTTACATAGCACAATGGCATATCCTTGTAAGGATGTACGTTGCTAACAATAGCAGGGTTTCTTTTAGATGCAGTTTCTAATACCTTTAAATTGGATTTCATGCTATTAAACTTATTTTCTACCAAAGGGATTATGCTTATATCTGAATCAGCATAAGCACCCATGTATTTTGTTACCTCTGAATAATCGTATATAGTAGGATTCAATTTTAATCCATTGGTAAATGCTGCTATCATTCTATCCCAAATATGCTTTTCTGCTAGATTATATCCTGCTATAATTGTCTTAACAGGAAAGTTAATCTTCTTCATTGGATTGCGTAATATATCCATATCAGCAGCATGAGTGCCAGAACCTGACCAAAATAATCTAACCATGTCAGATTCTACTTTATTATCTTGAAACTGTTCCCTACCATATGGCAAAGCATTAGGCAGAATTTCTACATTAGGATTAAATTTATATATTTCTTCAGCTAATCTTTCATGGGTGCAAGTACAAAGGTCAGCACTCGCATATATTCAGTTATTATTTCTGATATATTGCTATCTTGATACCTTTGATATAAAACATGAGAAGGTGGCAAAAACCAATAGTCATCATTATCTACTACCAATTTGAAATCATATTTTAATTTCATCTTAACTAATAACTTTGCATCAGTTGAAGTTAGGAATCTATTAAATATAACTATGTCATAATTATTATCAAACACTACTTCATTTATAGTATCTGTAATCATGCAATAGTCTTTCTGCATATTAACTAGCGGCATCATTATTCTATGATACCCAACACCGCTAAATTTACTTGTTACTGCTAATATTCTCATAATGGTATATAATATGCTTTAGTTCCATCAGTATATGCTGATACGTTTTGATTGTGTAAGTCCCATGTTTTTTTAACTAAGTCCATTTTATTATATCCATATTTATCACTACCATTTTGTTCTAGGTGCGTAGCTTTTATAGATGGTACGAACTTTGTATGTAATCCTGCTGCCCTAACTCTTGTACAGTAATCTAAGTCTATTGCACCATATGGGTCTAAGTCCTGATTAAATGCACCCACTCTTTTTATAGCTTCTTTTGTTATTGTAAAGTTCCCAATCAAATCTAATGAATCACCTGAAAACCCATCTAAAGGTATTGAGCATATGCCAATACTTTTATCTTGTAAAAATTCATTTCTAATTGTTAGCCAACTATTAGGTTCTAAAATATCATTTGCTAATATTGTCACATAATCAATATTGCTAAAGTCTATTTTATTTAATCCTATATTTATAGCATTAGATATTCCTTTTTCCTTGACTATTATTAATTGTTCAACATCTGCACCTGCATTTAATAAGTTGCAGCCTAATGTACTAACACTATCATTTTGATAGTTTAAAAATATTATTGCGTTCATCTTGGTTTATTTTCGCCTAATTTTCTAGCAGGTACACCTGCATATTTTGTATATGGTTCTGATTCACCTTTAAAAAATGCACTTGCTCCAATCATGCAACCTACTTTAATACTAGCAAATTGATGCAATACCGCATTCAATCCTATGTTTGATTTTTCACCTATTACAGAATGTCCACCTATTTTAGCACCACAACTTATTGTAACATTATTATTTATAGTACAATCGTGTCCTATATGTGCGTGTTTCATTATAAAACAATTATCACCAATATAAGTTACTTGCTCTGTACCTGCATCAATTGTAACCAATCCTGTTATAACATTGTTATTACCAATAATAACTTTCCCCTTTGGTTCATTCCAATACTTCTTATGCTCTGCCTTATCACCTATAATACAATAAGCACCTATGTAATTGTTATCACCTAATATAACATTGTCACCAATAATTGCAGTTGGATGAATATAATTAGCCATTAGTCTTTGGTTTGCGACCACGCTTTTTTATTTCAACTATTTCAGTTGGGATTAATAAATTATCTTGATTTAATACTTTTTCATAATGTGCATATAATCTTAGCACCATATCCATTCGGCAGTTACCACACCAAATCGTTAAAATAAAATTAGGGTCAATATATTTCCTATAAATATGCTCATAAGTTTTCATTATGTTCAAATCCAAATTTCTTACATAACCACTTAAAGCAGTTTCATAGTTATTATAATGCTCTTTTAAAAATAGCCTATGTTCTAATTCCATATTTTATAAATTAAAGTTTCTACAATAGATGCTAAAAATCCAG